TATTGGTTACACCCTGATTATTGTCAGCCAAATTGGGGAAAAACAGCACTCGCCAACATGGGTGAAAAATCCTTCTCTCAAGAAATTTTAAGAAACTTCTTGGGTTCAGGTAACACCTATATTCCCCCTCATATTTTGAGAGAATTAGACGAACGAACTAGAGATATACAACCAATCCGTATATTATTCCCTAAATGGGCAAATAAAAATGAAAGATCAATTGACTGGGAACCTGGCGCACTTTGGGTTTGGAAAGAACCAAAGGATGGACATGAGTACATTATCGGTGTAGATAGTGCAGAGGGCGTGGCAGAAGATAGTAGCTGTTTCCAAGTGTTAAACATACAAACAATGGAACAAGTTGCGGAATTTATGAGTAATCGTGTTCCGCCTAATTTGTATTCCCAAATAATTCAACAAATTGGTATTTATTATAATAATGCATTAGTAGTTGTTGAAAATAATGGTGTCGGTAGTGCTGTCGCTAGTGCTTTGCATTTAAATTTATATTATGACAACTTGTATCACGAAGCAAAGAGAAAAGCAGATTCTAGACCGGGTGTTAAAGTTGGTCCAGGTAATAGATCAATTTATCTAGAAGCAATGCAAAATCGTTTAATGAATGGAAATATAATTATAAATAGTAGAAGATTTGTTTTTGAATTAATGACTTTTAGATATGATGGAAGAAAGAAAAGAGCACAAGCACAAAAAGGAAAGCACGATGATGCTATTTTTGCAATGTGTATTGCTTTACATTCACGAGATACAATCATGTTTGATATGCCAGTAGGTGCAAGTCTCCCAGAGGAATCAAATCAAATATTTAAATCAGAAATGTTTGATGAAATTAGACGAGAAATTTTGAGAGATGCACCAGAAGATATGATTTCCGATACTGAAGAAATAGATCCGTTTTACTTTGATAAAGATGATGAAGAAATGCCAGGAATCGTTTTTAATTTAAGAAGAAAAAACGAGGCTATTTTAAAAGAATTTGGTTGGTAATAAATTATGGAAAACACAAAAACATTATTGGGAGAAGTTTTAAAATCTGTACCAAGAGATAATAAATTCTCTAACCTTAGATTTTATCTAAATAAAGCAGTTTCGGAAGTTGTACAAATAGAAAAAAAGGAACGACGCCGAAAACAAACCGAGGAAATTCACAAAAATATAGCCCAGCAATGGGAATATGATCGTAAAGAGGGAACATTAATGAATCCTGCTTCCCCAGAAGTTTTGAAAGCTACTTTAAAAGCTATAGATGATATGATCGAAGAAGAACGTAAAAAATTACAAAAACCTTCTTCTGAAAAAAAGCAAGATGATGAACTAATTAATGGATAATTCTTATATTTAATTTTTTCACAAGATAAAGATGTTTTTCGTAACAGTCCTCAGCTTCACTGGGGACTGTTATTTTATCTGGCACCTCTTTCTCAAAATCACCAATAAGTTCAATTGGTGATTCTAAATTTAAATAATCTTCAATTAAATCCATTCCTTTTTTTGCTGCTAAATTTGTCCAAGTTAAAAATACAGCTTCAGGCGTTTCCCTCGCCATTTCATAAATCCTTCTTAATCTAAATGAATAATAGTTTAAAGAATGGTTTGCTAATAAATTCAATGTTGGTTTAGCTGATCTTATCACATAAATAAATTTACACATGCTAAGAAGTGCTTTACAGGTGAAATTGTGATTATATAAGAGATGATCCCCATAATAGATACCAGCATGGTCAAACTCACCATTAGCATATAATGGCAATAAATCCAAAGGAGATGAATAATTAGTTTGATATTCTTGAATTTTAAATTGAGGGTGTTTATTCAAGGAATTGACTAAATCGGTTGATCCCGAATGCAAATGACTGATTATAAAGACAACTTTTTTCATATTATAATTTAGCTACAAAAAAGACTAACTATATTAGATTAGAACAATTTTGAATGAAATATAAATCATTTTATTATAGGAATAGGTGATAATTTTGTGGTGGAACGTATACAAGACATGGGATTATGCTTTTCGACCTGATCCATTTGAGCGTCAAAGTAAAACTAAAACGATAGCTGGCGCTGGTGTGACCCAACCTGAAGCTATTCCTGACATACGTCAAGATGGCTCTTTTTGGGGTGGTGGTCGAGGTTTAATTCGACTCAGAGATACAAATGACTTTATTGATCTCTCTTCCGTCACCAACCGCCAAGCAAGATATAAAGAGTATGAACGATTAAGAAATATCCCAGAAATAGAAATGGCAATGAATGCCTACGCCGATGAAGCCTGCTTGGCTGGCGGCACTACTATCATGACTCCTTTTCATGGTCCTGTTAGCATTAAATGGCTGGCTGACCATAAAGCAGGAGAAAGATTTTTAGTATATTGTTGGGATTTTGAAAAAGAAGATTTTGCTCTTGGTTGGGCTTTTAACCCACATAAAGTTAAACGTGAACATACTATTAAAATCGTTCTAGATGATGGTTATAAATTTATAGTAACTGCCGACCACCCAATCTTAATGGCCGATCAAACTTGGAAACAGGCTGGAGAATTAGATTATGACGATGAATTGATGGCTTTTTATAGATTAAGACCAAATACTTCACTGAATAATTTAAAAGCTAAACAATTTCCAAGAATTTTCACTCATCAAGATGGATGGAAACATGAAAGACAATTTATTGATGAATGGCGTACAGGAGAAGCAACAACCAAACAAAAAGAAATACAACATGCCATGCGTTTGCTGGCAATGAAAACTCCTGTTCACAAAACTGGGAAGATGATGGGACATGAATGGAAAACACTTGAAGCATGGCTGGCTAAGGAAGGTTTTACCCTTAACGAAATTAGATACTTAGGCAAAAAAAGAAAAACTCGTAGAGTTTTGGGTATTCATAAACAAAACGCAGAAGATGTTTATGACCTCTCTGTAGAAAAACATATGAATATGTGCGGCGAATCTGTGGTTTTTCATAATTGCCAAAAAGGTGAAAATGGTCATATATGTCGCATAGATTGTAATAACGAAGAAACAAAAGAAGAATTAGAAAATCTTCTTTTCCATAGAAGAAAAATTAATATCGATGATCCATCAATCGGTTGGAATTGGTTCAAAAGATTATGCCTCAATGGCGATGTCTTTCTCGAAGCAATTATCGATCAAGAAAATCCCAAAGATGGCTTGTACGGTTTGATGGAATTGCCTCCAGAAAGTATGTTCCGAATCGAGACTACTAAAGCTAAATTGATTGAATATCAACAAAGTGCAGAAGGTCCAGATTATCAGTCTTTGACTAGAGCACCAGTTACTAGCGCTACTGAAGCTGATTTAATGCAAACTACGGCAATTCGATTTACTCCAGAACAAATTATTCATATTCATTTGGGGGATGATAGAAAGACATTCTATCCTTATGGTGTTAGCCTCGTTGAGCCTGCCCGTGGTCCCGCACATCAATTAAGATTGATGGAGGACAGTATGGTCGTATATCGTTTGTGTTTAATTGGCAATACCAGAGTAAGAACCAAAAACGGTTGGAAATATATCAAGGATATCAAAGTCGGGGATGAAGTATTCTCATACAAAAATGGAAAACCTATTCTTACCAAGGTTGTTTATCACTCTAATAATGGTAAACAAAAAACGTACACCATTACATCAAAGCATGTTGAAATTACTGGCAATGATATTCACCCTATCGTTGTTTTGCGAGACGACAAAGAACAAAAAGTTAGGATTAAAGACATCTCTCTTGATGACAAACTAATTCTAACAACAAGAAAAGAAAAATCACCAATTAAAATTCCAAAGATTGTCGGGGATAAATGGGCGAAATTAGATTGGTCGCAAAAAACCGCATTTAGAAATGGAAATTATGAAAATAAATCTGAGTTAATGAGAAAGTGTGGGAATATTGATCGTGTAAAACAATTCCTATACAAGGATAAAAAAGCTCTGCCGTTAAAACAAGCAGTAAAAATTTGTGAAATATTCGATCTTGATCCAGACAGATTAATTATCACAAATAAGCATCAAGTTTATTCAGAAAGAATCAATCTTCCAGAATGTGTGAATGAAGATTTTGCGAGATTATTTGGTTTCTTGTTAGGCGATGGCAGTGTTGGCAAACATACACTGTGTTTCGCCTCTGGGATTGATGAAAAACAAAATTCTTTCTACGCTGGTTTGCTGAATAAATTTTTTGGAAAAGTTCGTTTTGAGTTAGATAAAAGAAGTTCTAAGGGTTGCGGTAAATATGTTGTGAATTCAATCATAGCTTGTGAAATTTTTAGGAAATTAGGCTTTATCACTGGAGCCAAAAACAAACGCATACCACCATGGGTGTATACTTCTTCAAAATCGATTAGACGTGCGTTGGTCGAAGGAATTTCCAATGCCGATGGTTGCGAGAGATATACTAAAGCAGGTACTTGGTTTTCTACTATTGAGTTGTGTAATGAAAAATTAATTGAAGATATTAAAGAAGTTTGGTCTTCAATTGGACTTTGTTCTGGCAAATTAGGACATAGATGCCGTGATGGAGGGCACGAAATAGAGCCAGGCAGAAAAATGAAAGCCACTGAATCTTGGAATCTTACAATAAGTGAAAAAAATCTTTCACAATATGAAAAAATATTATCTGTGACTCAAGCCAATGAAGAAGATGTTTATGATTTAACTGTTGAAGACAACGAACATATTTTTATTGCAAATGGCATCCCTGTAGGAAACACTCGTGCTCCTGAACGCAGAATCTTTTACATTGATGTTGGCACACTTTCCCCTGCCCGTGCGGAAGCATTTGTTGAAAGGGTTAAAGATCAATTTAGAAAAAAGAAAGTATCAACTAATCGTGGTGGTGGTCCTACTGGTGCATCTGCTGTAGAGGAACGATGGCATCCTCCCGCTGCCGATGAAGATTTTTGGTTGCCTATTAGAAATAATTCAAATACAAGAATCGAAACTTTGCCTGGAGCACAAAACTTGGGCGAAATCGATGATGCATTATATTTCCGCAATAAATTATTTATATCCTTGAATATACCCAAGGGTTATTTTGCTAATGAAGATCCCCAAGTAACCCGAATTAGTCTTTCTGCTCAAGATGCTAGATTCGCAAGAACCGTAGAGAGACTTCAAGCCAGTTTTGAAAAAGCATTAATTCAAATTTGCGAACTTCATTTGCTTTTGATGGGGGTTCCAGAAGAAGATTATGATGATCTTGAAATTCATATGACTCCTCCTTCCAATTGGCAGGAACAAAGTAGAAATGAGATTGTTACAAATAGAATTACCAATGCTAATAGTTTGAAGGGCGCAATGTTGATCTCCGACTTTGATATTTTGACAAAATATCTGCATTATACGGAGGATGATACCCATCAAATGTTAGCCAGAATGCGAATTCAGAAATTGGAAGATTTCAAGCTCCAAGTTTTGGCTCAAAACCCACAACTCCTTGGTATCGGTACGCCTGGACCTGGGGAAACAGAAATGGGTGCGGTTCCTGGTGGACCTTCTCCAATGCTTGGTCCTGAAATGGGGGGGATGGGGGGAATGCCCGCACAAGGCGCTCTTCCTGGAGGTGGACCAGGAGGAATGCCACCTATGCCGCCGCCACCGCAACCGCAGCAAAGTAATACCCAACCATTATCTGATCCGTCGTCAGAAGAGATCAAAAAATATGATCTTGATATTCAAAATTATGAGTTAGAAAGTGATGAAGAAGAAACCGATTATTCCGAAGTATGAAACAAGAAATAACTTTGGCTCCAACGTGGGCTATTAATAATAAAAAATCAATAATTTCTTACAAAGAAGTTGGATGTTATCATTGTCTTTCTGTTTATAGCCCCAAGGAAATAACTGAATTTACAGATAACAATACAACAGTAATATGTCCTAAATGTCATTGCGATTGTGTAATACCTGTAACAGATCAAACACTATTAAAAGATATTCATGATTATTGGTTAAATTAACTAAATAATGTATGGCATCTGGCATTTATAATGTATTTAAGCTCAGAATTTTACAGAAAAGAATTGATCTAGTAAATGATGATATAAAGGTAGCTCTTCTGAATAATTCTCATACCTTTAATCGTGCAGATCAATTTTGGACAGGAATTCACGAAATTTCTGGTATTAACTACACAACAGGAGGTCAATTTCTTGCTGGGAAAACACTTACAATTCTTAATAATAAAGTATATTTTGATGCCAACAATGTGATATGGTTCCATTCTACTATTACAGCTTATCATGCTGTTTTGTATAACAGTTATACTTCAGATTTGATAGCTACTTTTCAGTTTGGGGGCTCTAAACAATCCTCAAATAACACATTCAGAATCAAATGGAATATTGCTGGTATTTTATCATTATAAAGGAGTTAAAGTATGCTATATGAAATTTGCATCAACATAATTACAGGCGCAATAGGTTCGGCTAGGCCCGCACCATTTGCATGGAAAAAGAAAGAGCTTGAAGAACTTTCTATCGTAGAATATTCGGGAACAAAGGAAGATGTGTCCGAAATAACAAATGGGGAATATCGTTATGTGAATGGAAAATTTATTCACGTAGATACGACAGATGAGTTCGATCCTAACCTAGTTCTTAAACAAATAGATGCACCAACTTTTACCCCAGTCATTGAAACCGTGGCAACTGAGTTAAATCCTGATTGGGCTAAAATAGAGCCAGATGTATGTAAGTTCTTACATCCAAATCATTTGGAATGGCCAAAAGATGGCAATTTTATGCCTATCAGAAAATATTGGTTCAATAAATTCCGAAAAGTCAAAGAACTTGAGGGTGTTAGAGAGTTCATGGCTGCAATTCTTTATCGGGATTATGGCAACATAGCCGAAGCGGGAAAAGCACTACCAAAGGAAACAAAAGCCGCAATTTTTGCCAATAAGCTATTCACACCAGACGATATAAGCTGGATGAGGTGGACGTGGCAGCATATGTAGTTACAGGTAGTTTATCCCCCGACGCAACTGGTGTCTATTCTGAGAACGGCACATACGACGGCAATCCGGCGTATGAGCGGGCGGATGGCGGATATTGGATCTACATGGCGTCGTGGGCGATGTGCATCGGGGTCACGCAGGGCGATACTACCAATTGCTATACATCTTATATGAGTATGATCGAGGCAACCTATTGGGGTACTGGCACATTTAGCGGCACGGCAACGGTCGCCGAACAGGAAGGCATTAGCAGCAAATCAAGTAGCTCAAGTAGCAAGTCAAGCAGTAGTAGCAGCAAATCACGCTCAAGTAGTTCAAGTAAATCAAGTAGTTCAAGTAGCAAGTCAAGCAGTAGTAGCAGCAAATCAAGCTCAAGT